GAATAACCGAAAGGATCGGCACCCCCGAGAGAAAAGAGATCCATCTGATCAGGAGGAAAAAGAAGAAGAAGAGGAGCCCATCACCTTTTCCACCGAAGCTCCACCGGAAGCTCCAAGCGTCCACAGCTACGGTGTTTCTGATCCAACTGAAGTAGTCTCGAAGCTTAAAGAAGCCGCTCAGGCTATAGCGCCCTCAGATGTTGAACACTCGTCGGAACTGGATTGGATTTTTCACGCCATGGAAGCCGTAACCATAGGGGCATATGGTATGTGGTATTCTGAAAGCGCGAACACATTCGCAACTCACTTTGTGCAGATGTGCCATTCAGTTTATGGGAAATCCCTTTCACTATCTTTGTGGGAGATGCTTGGGGCAATGGGCATCACAGACCAACACCTGGATGAGGACAAGAAGGATCCAGATTGGATCGTGGCAGCACGTTCCATGTTAGGGAACTGGGAAGCTTTTAAGGAGTCTCCATTGTTGAGTCTTGGCCTTAAGATCCTTGGAATGGTCGTTTCCTTGGGTTATTGCTCACTCGAAAACATTGAACCTAGTAAGGATGGCTTTAGGTTGTTTTCGAAGCTTGTGGTACCAGAGAAAGTCGATCTCACTGATCTTCTTTCAGCAGGTACGTCGCTGTTTGGACTAGTAGTAAATCAAGGGTATGAATGCTACAAACACAAAACATTCACCCCATTGCTATACAGTGACGAGAAATTAGTCCCCATCCTAGAGAAGGTGGCAAGATGTGAGACCATACATTACTATTTTGAAACTGGTGATTTAAGGTCTGCAGCCATTGATGAAAAGGGTTATGCTGGTTTGCTCACGGAAACCATGGGAGAAATTAAAACACTATCCCTAGCCCTTAAATCGAGTGCTTCGAAAAAGATGCTTTCTGACAAGCTAACAAAATTGATGCATTTTGAGGCAATCTTGAACACTAGAATGTCCACAGGAGGCTTGAAAGAGCAACCATTTACTGTGGGAATTTGGGGAGGTTCCAGCGTTGGAAAATCCACAATCAATAATATTCTAGTACCCACCCTTCTCAGGGCTTTGCGCGCTTCTTACAAGGATAAAGATCGACTCAAGCTCAATCCAGCCGATAACTTTGTCTCTGGTGCTACTAATGCTGTTACTGCCATCTCTATCGACGAGATTGGTCAGGTGAAAGAGAAGTTCCAGGGTGAGAAGCCTATTCAGTTCACGTTCATGCAGCTAGGCAACATTGAAGCCACTTCGCTGAACATGGCTGAAGCGCCCCTCAAGGGGAAAATCTGTCCCCACCATGTGGTC